TTAAGTCCCTCGACATAATAATGATACTCTTCTATCCAATCAATTAGGGTATCCATATAAGGTATCTTATCATACTTCTCTACAATTTGCATAGATCCTTGCTCAGATACTGAAATCGTGACAAGTTTGTCCACCTCAACACCAGTCATCTCATAATACATGTAAGCATATGCTGCTTCCTGCACAATGTATGACATGAGATACTCTTCTTTCTTAATTCTGGTTGTGGTTTTGAAGTCAATGATCGCTAGAGAGTTATCAAACTCAGCAATACAATCAACCCGACCAGCAAGACCCAACTTAAGAGAATGAAGAGGGGCTTCAATACAATGAATGTTAGAAATACGATCAAGATCCTGACGAGCAAACCCAAAAAGGTACTTGGGAAGACCCGTGCTCTTTTTAACTTCTTCCAAATCATTTTTAAGATAGTTCTCCACGATGGTATGGTATTGGGTGCCACGCCATGATGCAGCACGACGGACACGCTCTGCCTCAGTATACCCCACTCGCTTCTCCCAAGCAAGGATACCCTCCTTAGTATTATGACCAACAACAGTTGTAACGCTGGGCATCCAACCACTATCGGTCTTATAGAATCTCCCGTGAGGGAGGGTCCTACTCTCTAACTCTTTAAGAGGAGCAGCAGGACCAACATAATTAAAAGACATTCACATTCCCATGTTAATTTTAGATACAAGATACTCTTTCACTAACCCAGACCTTACGATGTCCTCAATACCAAACTCAACACAGTCGAAGGATGGCATCTGTTGTATGATTTTCATGAAGTCAAGCACGCCATTGCGCTCATTAGACTTCACTAGATCAGACTGGGAATAGTCACCAGAGAAAATGATCTTAGCATCTTCACCAACACGAGTGATAATGGAATCAAGCTCATGGAAGTTGAGATTACTAAACTCATCCACTATTATAATACACCTGTCAAGGGTCACGCCACGAATGAATGAGGTGGACCAGAAAGAGACGGACTCTTGTGCTCTAAGGTTAGCATACAATGATTCAAACGCATTGTCATCTGGCATCTCAAACATATACTTCACCATATTCTTATAGGGAATCTGGTAAAGGTTTGCCTTGTCCTCATGATCTCCAGGAAGGAAACCAATCTCTCTCGTAGGCACCAGTGAGCGGACCATATACACCTTCTCGTATGGAGTCTCTGGATCCAAGACTTCACGCAATGCTAGGTAAAGACTAATAAAAGTCTTACCTGTGCCAGCAGCACCATGCAAGACTAGGTTTTTACCTTCAGCGTAGGAGTTGAAAATAGTTTCTTGGTTATCTGTGAGCGGATTGATCTGCTTGAGATGCTCAAGATTGATAGGTTTCTTTCTTCTCATTTGCTTTGCTGTGAGTGTCTCCAGTTTCATGGAGCGACGACGTGTCTTGGACTTGACAGATGTTGGCATAGAGGATGTTGGTTAGGTGTAACGGGACAAATCTGCTACGGGGTGATCGGCTTGCATCTTCTGCATAACCTCTTTGAAACCATCGGACTGTTTAGGATCGCCGTAGGTTACCCCACCGATACCTGCTTGCCAGTCCTTGTCCCAGTCGGGATTATCTTTACGCCACTGATCATAGGAGACCATTGACATAGAGAATTCTTTTTTCTCACCTGTCTTTAGATTCTTTACACTGTATGTAGGCATTACAAACTCCTGCTCTGAGGCATAACTTGACTACAAATATACTTAGCGGTGGGTATATCTGACTCAAAGAGTTGCTTCGATTCAGACTGTGACCGTGCTTCAACGATCTTATGGTGACGACGATTACCTGTAGCAGGTAATGAATAGGTAATCCTGTATTTAATTAGTTTCAAACTCATTAATCCATCCTCAAACATGGTTGCATGTCGTCCCAGTCATCGGGACATCCACACTCTTCTTTTTCTTTGGGGCACCAGTCAAGTGCCTTAGCAACGATAGGAAACTGACACCTGAAGTGTTGCTTACACAACTCAGCGATGTCCATGTGCTCCAGCTGTGTGCCATTAGCAGATCGCAATTGGATGTAATGGATCCACGAACGCACAGAGCCCGTCATGAAAATTCTGGTGGGTGTAGCAAGGGGAAGCACAAAACGAGCACACTCCTTTGCAATACCTTCACGCAGCAATTCATTGTAGAGGTCCATTCCTTCAGCAAAGTATTGGTGGATGCGTCCTTGCAAGAATGCTTTCTGCTGTTCATCCACACCGTCAATACTATTCTGACGATTCTTACTGTCCTGCAGACGTAGGTCAGGCACCTCAATCATTCCACCCAGCAGATTAGTATCCGCATAGCGTTGTGAGAACTCTTGATATGTAAAACTACGATGCCTCAGGATTTGAGCTGCCAGTCCTCGGGTAGTGTTAATCTCAAGCGTCATGAATGCTTGCTCAAACACACTCCAGTGTCCATGCTCAATGCAATACTTCAAGAGACCAGCAACCTCAGGGTTGGACTGGTTGTTTGGGTTGCTCACACGAGCAACGTATCCCATGTGCTTCTCAGCATCAGGGGTCACAGATACAATGCACACCTTGGAGGAGTGCTCCGTAGGGATTATTTTAGTCATTATTAGGGATAAGTAGGCGAGAGATAACGATTATTCCCATGCTTGTCCAGTATGTTAGCACAGGTAGTGCAAATAGTCCTGGCATAAACCAATTCCAGATAAACATTAACGCCAGTGGTGATAGAAAGAGAGTGCCGAGTCCTGCAACAACCTTTTTACCCATCTCAATGTTGTCCAGTTTCTCCTGCTCCTCTGCTTCTTTCTTCAATGCAACATCAACTGTTGCCTTCATGTCTTCCATCTGCTGCTCAGCAGAGCGTCTGGGATCGAAGTAGACTTGATCTTTAGTCATCCTTTGCCCTTGGTTACCTTTGCTTGTTGTTTGTTTGGATCTTGCCATAGTTTGGGATTGATTCTTCCTTCAGTTTGTTTATACCATTTCAGATCATGTTTATACTTGTCCCAATAATGGTCAAAGATATCAACACTTTTTGCGCTGGTAACGATATCGTAATGCTCCTTACCCTCAACCAAATAGCAGACAATGAAAGCAGAAGTTGGTAGAGACCTATCTTCTGCTAGCGTGTTGTCACAATCTGAGTGTAATGTTTTGATCTTACTGATCATCGATCTCTGCCTCCCCATACAATGGAAGGGAAAGCTTCTTTTACTACTGCCAGTGTGATGCGATACTTCTTATGGAGAGTCTTATTCACTGCTTTGATAAGGACTTCTGCCTCGGATGCGTGGAGTCCTTCAAGCATCTGAATAAACATACTCTCAATCTTCATCCCAGGCAAGGTGTCGTCACCACCTTCAAAGAATCGATAGAGTTTCCTCCCCTCCTTCTCCAGCAGCGTGTGCTCAGTGCCCACAGGTGCTTCGTTAGGACGGTAGGGGACATCTTCACCCATTGGGACACGAGGTTCGATACTCTCATCAAAGTTAATGATGAAGATAGACCTCAGTGTCTGGGTGTTGTTGTCTTGTAAGATTTTAATCTTTGCTGCTTTCGTCTTAGCATTGTGTGCTTTCTGAAGCACTTCAGAAATCATCAGTTTCATAACTTAGTAAGTAATTGGACATTCACTCTTCGTCATCCATCATATCATCTTCATGTGTAATCCGCAAGTAGAGGAGCTCGGACGGGTCTACCATGCCATCTTCACCCTGCATTTCAGGGTGCATAACGACAGCAGCATACTCTGCTCTATCCATCCACAGATCAATCACATGCTTCAGATTCCAAGATGCGATAAACCCTAGAAGAAAAGATCCTAGGGTTAGAAAGAAGGCAATGTACAGAAATGTAAGATCAGCCATTGGATGCCTCCTTAAGTCTTGTTAAAATTATTTAGCCACCTTCTTTCGCCTACCAGGTTTCCTCTCTGCAGAATACTTCCAAGAGTCCTCCAGGATGTTGTGAAGGTAGTCTCTGATCTTTCTTGCTTTGGGTTTAGGGATGTGACCATACGCTTCGCGTAATAGTTTGTCCCCTCCTTTAATGTAACCACTTAACTCCTCTACGGTGTTACTCAGTTGTGTTGCAGTGGATGACTCAATAAATTCATTAGTCTCTCGTCTAGTCCACTTTGCTGCCTTGAGATAGTTGTACATCTTAAATAAAAACTTCTGGTTGAGCATTGCCTCATCGAGTGCTCGCTCGACCAGTTGATAGACTTCAGTTGTGTCTCTTGTTTTCACAGTAGTTTGTTTTCCCTCAGATACTTAACAGTTTCAGTGCATCCACCCATATGGCGTCCATTGATTAGGATTTGGGGGAAGGTAGCACCATTACCAAACTCTTTATAGAATTGGTCCCTAGTAAAGTTAACATTTAATGTGAATTCTGAAAAGGAATAACCTTTCATTCGATACACTTCTTTAATCTTAGTGCAGAAAGGACACCCAGGTTTTGTGTAAATCGCTGTGTTGCCAGGTTTTGCCATCGTAATACATGATAGGGAATAAAAAAGGGTCCCGAAGGACCCTCAACAGAGTATCAGATTCCGTCTAGATTATATATCAGAAGGAATACTTCAGACCCACTTTAGCACCATAGCCACGATCGATATCGTCGTCGCCACTTCCGATGAAGGAAACTTCACCATAAGCACCCAGTGCATCAGTCACGCCGACGCCCAGACCTGCCTTACCAGAAGGAACGGTATCGCTCTCTCCACCATCAGGGGATTGCAGCGTAGCGCCACCTTGGACATAGTATGAAGCAGATTCGCCCAAAGCACCTTCATACCCAACGTGGAAATCTGTATTTGCCCCAGTGTAATCAGCGCCACTCCAACCAGCATTGGTTTCGACATTAACGTAGGGTCCTGCTAGGGCAGCAGACGGAGCCACGATTGCTGCGGTGGCAGCGAGAGTTGCGATTGCAGTTTTGATCATTGGTATTTTACCTCTTAGTGTTTTCTTGTGGAGTGATTACCCACAGATGATAGGGGATTCGACTCTCCCCGTGTTTGAATTGTAACAATTCGTAACTTAGGTTGGTTACGAATGGTTATTTATAACCATATGGTTATTTATAACATATTAATCTCGAAATGTCAATCCCTTGTGCCAGTTGGGCAACGGTTAACCTTCTTGATCAACTGCTCGGATAGATCATAGTATAGAGCATGGCATTCTGTCAAGACATAATATCCAGTGAGGGACTGTCCGTCATCTGTCCACCCATAGGTAATTATACGCTCATGCACGTCATCTACATCAAGAAGCTTCTCCTTGTTAAGATAGTGGTTATACTTCTGATGCAGATTGATCATGGTCGGAAACCTCCTTGGACTTGCTAAGTATATCACGGATCTGTGACATTTCCTCTTCCTTAAGACTATCTATAGATTCAGACTCCTCTTCTCTAGGATCCTCTACAGGGGAGAGTGACTTCTGGACTGCTTTCAGGTCTTCTAGCATACCAACAGGTACGAATCCACCACCAAACGCTTGAGTCTTGCCAGGTTTGTGATCCATACCATGCACCTCTGCAAGATTAGACCTCCAATACTTCTGCATTTTCTTCATCATCTTCTTACGACCCTTGGGATCGTCTTTGTATTTCTCGATGATCTTCCTGAGTGCTTTCAACTCACGGGAGGTTTTCTCCATGGACCTCTCTGCGCGTCCAGTATTGCCAAATCCTGTCATAATTACGTTGTTTGTGTGATGATTAGTTTGAATTTAATCCGATGCTTGTCTCTATCAGAGCTAGTATACCACACTGGTGAGTTTTTGTTGTGTGATTCTTGATAGAATGCTTCCTTTGCTGTCCTCTTTTGATTGTCTTTCTCATAGAAGGCAGCAAGTTTACGAGGTAGTCTAAAGTTACCCTTCATATCTGGGTAGTAAGGTGATGTTGCAGTGTCCTCCATAGCATTGTAAGCAGCGTCATCAGATTGACTGCCGCCATCAGTAGTTAGGTTTGCAATTTCCATTGTAGCATTAACGTCAAATCCATTACCTGCATCATCATCCCATTGAATCTTCTGCCCACTGTCTTTGATTCTGAATCCAGCAGTCCCACTCTGCCCATTGATAGACCAAGTGTATTTGTTGCCACCTGTAACAGTGAAAGATTTGGATTGGTTACCAGTTGAGTTGTTACCTTGATCAAATGTTTGACCACCAATAGTTAAGTCACCAACTGCTTGACCTGAAGTATTAGGATTGTCATCCCAGTCAAAGTCCAGAGTGATGGTGCCAGTGCCACTACCAGTCACCTCGATACCTTGTCCATCTGGTGTGAAGTATGCACCTAGGGTGCCACCGGATCCAACGTTGTATCTCTTAGGTGGCCATTGGAGATCATACTCCTGCCCCTCAGAGTATCCTATACCCGTCTGTAGCACCTCTAAGAGGGTGATAGCACACAACCACCTCGCAGGGTTGTTAACACCGCCTTGTGGCTTGCCCTCCTCGTTAGGAATTCCCTTGGTGGAGTAGAAAGTGAATGCGATCCTGACCTTTGCATACAGTTGAGATGCTACGCTCACATTCTCAACAGCATCATTATCATACTCATTACCATCTAGGTAGTAGTCCTGAATGAAAGTATTTGCATTAAAGAAGTCTGTGCCACCAGTAAACTGTGCTGCTGCTGCTGACTGACAGTTAGCAACTTCATACCAGGGACTCTCTCTCCTAGCAAAGCAGACAGGAGACTTGGCAAGGAAG